AGGGCAAATACAGGGGCGCAGATAAAGTATGGGAGTCGGGATTGTGTTTGCCGACTGGCCCGCATCTAGACCAAGAACAAATCAAGAGGATTATCGGCCTTGTCACTCGACACTTACACCAACCTCCAGACTGCGCTGCTCTCGGCACTCCATAGATCCGGTCTAACTACCACAGTACCGGACCTGATCACGCTCGCTGAAGACAAGCTCAACAAGCGTCTTCGGTTGCGGGCACAGGAAACCAGAGTCACGGCTAGCGTCAGTTCTGAATATGTAGCCTTGCCTACTGGCTATCTTGCCATGCGCAATGTGCAGATCAATACATCCCCAAGGCAGAGGCTTGAGTATGCAACCCCGGAATGGCTGGATGTAAAGTATGGGGACTCTGCTACCACTGGAACGCCCAAGTTCTATACCTTTGTTGGCGGGGAAATCCAGTTGGCCCCCATTCCAGACTCCACCTATACGATGGAGATTGACTACTACAAAAAGTGGGACATTGCGACTGATTTGACCAACTGGCTTCTGACCAATGCTCCTCGTTGTTACTACTACGGAGCCTTGATGGAGGCTGCAGCCTTTCTTGTAAATGACAAGAGGGTGCCTTTGTGGGGGACTTTGCTGGAGACGGCCCTGAAAGAGGTTGATATGGCCGACAGCAAGGATAAGTACCCGACTAATGCCTTGCAGATGAGACCGGATGGGCCTACGCCGTGAGTTGGTCTGAGGTTTCCAAGGTTTCCTCGTCTTATTCGGTAATCGAGCAAATCGCTTCTGGTGGTCTGTATGTTGAAGCCGGATATGTCGATGATGGGTATATCGAGAGCGACCCAAACTGGGCAAATGCCTCACTAGAGGTTTCTGGATGGACTGTTGTGGCAGGAGTATCCACATCTTGGACTGTAGAGGCTTCGGCCTCTACTGATTGGGCCTGAGATGTTAGTCAAACTTCTAGGCTATGCCCCGGATGCAGACCAGACGATCATTGGCGTATTGACTAGCTGCTCTGGTGTCATACCTTCCATTAGGGGCATGAAATCAGCCCCTGCGCCAGCAGACACCCCACTAGCTACCCTGGGGGCGACCTGTCAGGGCGCGATGCTGGTAACGCTCCTGGACAGCTCTACGAGGCTGTTTGCGGGCACTCCTACGGATGTTCTAGAAGCTGGGGCCTCTACCTGGTCCAGTGTCGGATATACGTCATATACGACCACCAATACAGCAAAGTGGAGATTCGCCCAACAGGGCAATGTCACCATTGCGACAAACAATGCCGAGACCTTGCAGGCTTCGGTTTCTAGCGGGGCGTTTACCACAATATCTGGGGCACCTATTGCCTCGATTGTTGAAGTTGTTGGGCAGTTTGTATTTGCCTTTAATACATCTACAGCAACTAATCAGTGGAGATGTTCTGCTCTAGGGGATTACACGGATTGGGCTGCTTCGATAGCTTCTCAATCCGCAAGCGGGAACCTGATTGATACTCCTGGGCCAATTAACGGCGCAAAGAGGTTTGGGGATTCGGTAATCGTCTTCAAGAAAAACTCCATGTATCGGGGGAGGTATGTTGGTGCCCCAAATATCTGGGAGTTTGACCTGATCCCTGGAGAAGCCGGGGCCATGTCCCAAGAATCCATTGTAGACATTGGGACGCCAGACTCTCCCAAATTGCTTTTCATGGGTGAGGGTAACTTTTACACCTTTGATGGTTCAAGACCTATTCCGATTGCCATTAACAGGGTTAATCAATCAGTCTTCAATTCCATTAATCAGACTCGCTATTATGCTTGTCAGGCACAGCACGATCCCAATAGTGCGATTGTGAGGTTCTGGTATCCGGTTGCTGATTCCGTCTTTCCTGACAAGTGCGTTGTCTACAACTACAGGTCTGATAGGTGGGGTGTGGACGACAGGCAGATCGCGTCGGCAACGCAGTATGTTCCTGCTGCAATCACTTACGCAACGCTTGGTAGTTTTTACGCCACCTATCAGGTGTTACCGAATCTGCCTTATGGGAGCGCGTTCCTTGGTTCTTCGGTAAAGCAACCGGCAATCATAGACACGGCCAACAGGCTCAGAACATTGTCAGGTGAGGCGGGAGTTACAAGCCTGACCACTGGGGATATTGGGGACGATGTTTCATTCAACGTACTTACAAGGGTAAGGCCACGTTTTCTGGCATCTCCTACTTCCGCATCTATTACTAATTACTACAAGAACAATTCCGGCGATTCTTTGACAGCCGACTCCCAGGTTTCATTGTCTGACGGAAGTTTCGATGTTTTGAGAGAAGCAAGGTGGCACAGAATACAGATGAACTTTGTCGGGGATTGGGAGATGGCAGGGTTCTCAGCAGAGTACGAGGGGGCCGGGCTTGAGTAGGCTTGTTCTGGAATTTCTAGTTCCAGACAAGTGGAACAGAAACGACATGCAGGACATTGTGAGGGCCATTACATCTCAGGTGAATAAATTATCTGAGGGAAGGCTTGCCGCACAATATAACGCACAGGCAAGCGTGCCCTCTGGTTCTGTAGTTAGTTTTGCCGTTGGCGATTTTATTCCTGACAGTAATTGCACGGTCAGAGGCAGTGTAGCCCCTGGTGTGGCAGCAAGTTATGTAAGGAGGGGATGGAGGGTTGTTGCGCCGGGTACTGGGGCCACCGCAACATTTGTTGAGGTGAGAGAACTAACCGGGACGTAATGCGCCCGAAGAACAGGCTCGGCTACACGCTGGAGGAGTTAGAAAATCGGGTAGTGGCTGGACTAATGCAGGCACACGCCTTACCCAAAGGCGCTGTGATTACCCAAATAGACAATTACCCTGAAGAACGGGTGCTTCATGTTGTCTTGCTGGTAGGCAAGGAATTGAACAGTTGGGATGTGGGGGTGTTGGAGAAGTTGCAGAAGTTTGCAAGAGAGAATGGCTGTAAGGCTATCGAAGCTGACTGTAGGCCTGGAATGGCGAAGTTTCTAGAGAAGCACGGATTCCGAAGAACAAAAATAAAAATGAGGAATGAAACATGAGCGGTGGCGGCGGTACTACCCAAACGGTACAGAAGTCTGATCCCTGGTCTGGGGTACAGCCATATCTTGTCGGCAGCGGAGGTAACGGCCAGCCGCAGTTCATCTCTCAATACACGCCATCTCAGGGCGTCCAAGGTGAGGGGGTATATATCCCGGCTGGGTATCAACAAGTCCCCAATCCTGCTTATCAAGCCGATAGCGGTACGGGTCTTTATGGTCGAGTAGATGCGCTGTCTAGACAGGGCCAGAACCCGTTTGTATCGCAATCGCAGAACACTATTGCAAGCAGGGCCCTTGATCCGAATTCAATCTATGGGCAGACGAGCAAGACCTTGGGGGATACGGTCTCAGGTAAATATCTAGACCCCAATAGCAATCCGTACTTCATGCAGGGATTGAATGACTCTCTTGGTCTTGCAAAGTCTCAGATTGCCGGTCAGTACGGCGGGTTTGGAGGTTCCAACCTGCTTAACTCAGGGTATCAGGAGAATCTAGCCAGAGGTCTTGGCGGTGTAGCTGCTAATGCATACGGGAATCTGTATAGCCAAGAAAGACAGAACCAGATGAATGCCTTGTCACAGGTTCCTGCTCTTGGGAGTCTGGACGCGACGATGCTTGGTCAGGTTGGGCAACAAAAACAAGATTTTGACTGGCAACAACTGCAAAGAGCCAATCAGATCTTCTCTGGGGCCCAAGGCGGAACTACTACTGGGCAAACTCCATATACGGATAACTCTGCTGCGCAAATGGCAGGTCTTGCGCTGATGGCTTACGGCGCTTTCGGGGCTTCAGATCGCAGACTGAAGACGAACATTCAGAGAATCGGCACTCACAAACTCGGAATCGGCCTCTACAAGTACAACATCTTTGACCGAGAGGAAATCGGTGTCATGGCTGACGAGGTTATGGATGTCATGCCAGAGGCTGTAGTCACTATGCCTAATGGATACATGGGGGTCAGGTACGACATGATTGGAGGCAGAGATGCCGTTTGACTTTGGCGATCCTAAGACCTATGCCCTGATGAATCTTGGGGCAGGTATGTTAGCTGGCGGCGCTCCCAGTTATGGCCCTCCCAAGAACTTCCTTGGTGTGCTTGGTGGAGCAGCTCCTGGGGCGTTGAACTCGATGATGATGGCGAGACAGCAGAATCAGCAGGAAGAATATCGCAAGATGCAGATGCAACAGATGGAAGCTGCGCTTGCCGCACAAAAGCAAAAAATGGAATGGCTACAGAATATGCCAAGTGGTGCTGGCCCTGTGGCGCCTCAATCTGGAGTGTCTGATTCAAGTGCTTCGGCTATGGGCGCGCCTTGGGCGGCATCATCTAATCTTCCGCAGCCGCAGGCCCCAACTGGACCGTCCAATATTCCGCTTCAGTACCTTATGCAAGGTGCTAAGGCCGGTGTAGACGTTACGCCATTCCTGAAACTGAGAGAGGCAGGAATGCCGGATATGGTTCCGGTGAATCAGGGTGGGCAGATTTCGTTTGTCGATAAACGGAATATGCAACCCGGTACGTCATTCCAGGTTTCCGCTGCGCCTGGGGCGAAGCCCTATAACCGTTCAGACCTTACGCCGGAACAGGCAAGAGCGGCAGATTTAGTAGAGAAGGCCACTGGCTCTACAAAGGTAGATGTCAAGGTTCCCATTAATCTTGGTAACAACAAATACTCCGAAACTGTTAATGCCAAAGCTGCTGATAGGGATATCGCACAGCATGAGGTAGTTAATGCCTCTGTTGGGAACATCCAGAAACTAGGAAAGGTCAAGGAAATACTGGATAGTGGGCAGCCAATCACCGGAATAGCCGCAGAACTACAACTTGATTTAGAGCGAGCAAAGGCCAAGTTCCTGCAGGACAAAGAGGCCGGTCAGAAAGTCTCCGACACTCAATATCTTAGGGCTCTTCTGGGATCTGATGTGTTCCCTATGATTAAGTCTCTCGGGATTGGCGCTAGAGGTCTTGATACCCCCGCCGAGCGAGAGTTCTTGATTGGGGTGATGACTGGTGATATTCCGCTTGACAAGAAAACTCTTCTCCGCATGACGAATGACAGAATGGATAGGGAAGTAAGCACCATTAAAAATTGGAACAAGCGTGTTGATAACGGAGAGCTGGATAGATATTTCAAGGACTTGGGTATTGCGAAGCAGAAGATTGACGTTCCTGAGTTCAAGAGTTCTCCTGATGTTTCAATTCCTCCTGATGCAATCCGGCGCTTGAAGATGAACCCAAAGGAGAGAGACTTGTTTGATGCGGCCTTCGGGCAAGGTTCTGCTGCAAAGGTGCTGGGGCGATAAATGGACAATCCATATCTCAAGTATGTAGAGAAAGACAACCCGTACATGAGATTTGTTGAAACAAAGCAACCACAAAAGCAAGAACAGAAGCCGCTTGCCGCTAATGCTGGTTTGGCAAATCTATTTGGGACTGTTGCTGGACTACCAGTAGAAGCAGCTAAGAACGTCTACAACGCAGGCGCTATGGCTCTGGGCGTGCCTCTGATGGCAGCCTTTGGTCCGGATTGGGAGCAAACGGTATATACCAATGTTCCTG